CGCTCCACGCGGGGATAGTCGATATCCCCGGTGCCCTCCCGGTCGGTGAGCTCCAAGATCTCCTGCGCCGGGTAGCGTTCGAGCAGGTCGGCCGCGCTCGCGTAGGCCATGGCTTAAGCGACCGTGAGCTTGACCACGGCGGCCGGGCGCGTGACGAGGTTCAGCGGGTTGCTCTGGGCTTCGAGCAGGCGGCCCTTGCCGAACGGCATCGGCTCGGCCTTGGCGTAATACGGAAGCCCGGAGCTGTTGACGGTCTCCTCGTAGTTGGCCGGGGCGAAGCGCGTGATCATCAGGCCCGGTACGCCGGTCGGGAAGGCATAGGCGTCGTTGTCGCCGACCTTCACGGCGGAGGTGCCGCGGTAGCGCTCGAAGGTGATCCCGCCGAACACCAACTCTTGGCGTGGGTCGGAGCGCAGCTCGTTGGCGGCCTGCTGATTGAGATAGGTCGCCTCCACGTTGGCGTGGGTGATGAGGTTGTCGAAGAAGGTCGCCCCGCACAGGGCGCGCACGCCGGTGAAGGGCACGCCGTCGAGCGCGTTCTCGATGTAGCCAAGCACCGTGAGGCACTTGCTGCGGATCTTCGTGGTGGTCGTGCCGAGCGCGAAGGAGAGCGTCTGCTGCGACACGCCGAAGGTGGTGAACAGCGAGGTGCTCACCCCGTTGTTGTCGACGTAGCTGCCCATCAGCGCCGAGAGGCGATGGGATTCGAGCGTGTAGTCGATATTGCGGCGCATGATCGCCAGGCGCTCGTTGATGCGCGTCTGCAACACCTCGGCCTGGGACTCCGAGCCGAAGGCGCGCACGCCCTGCACCTCGTCGGCGAGGATCGCGGCACGCTCGGGCAGGTGCGGGATCAGGAACGGGATCGCCTTGCGCGCGGTCCCGCCGACCGGCTTGCCGGGACCGCCGCGCGGGGCCACATCCACCAAGGAGAGCACGCCGTCCTGGATGTCCACGGCCGCCTGCAGGGTGGCGATGCCCTGCTCCTCGAAGAATCCGGAGAGGCGCATCGGGGCGAACTTGAGGTTGTTGATGGCCGCCGTCAGGGCCGTAAGGGTGAAGGCGGACGGGGTGAAGGGGTCGACCATGGCCATGTCGGTTAGCTCCGCGCGAGGATGGTGAGGGCGGCGAGATCCGCCAGCCCGGCGGTCTTGTCGCCGGCATCGTTGGTGGAGGCCCAGACGAGCTTGGCGGCGTCGACCTCGGCCAGGCGCGCGATCATCACGGCCTTCTGATCGGCGGCGGTGGCGTCCACGGCGGCGAGCAGGATGCCCGCGGCAGCCTGCGTACCGTCGCTGTTGTCGTCGTCGTAGGCGGTGTATTTGCCGCCGCTGGTGAGCTTGCCGAGCACCGTGCCGGCGGCGAGCTTGCCCGCGCCGGAGGCGATCACGATCGACTCGCGGCTGAGCGTGCCGGGGGCCTCGGAGAGCAGGAATTCACCCGTGCGGGCGCCTAGGGTTTCGGTCGCCATCTCAATTCACCTCGCCGCGACGCGCGGCATAGATCGCGGACAGGGAGAGTGCCGGGCCGGTCGTGCCGGCGGGCTCGCCGACGGCCTGCTCGCCGAACAGATGCTCGGGGGCCTGCGGCTTGGCGGCGAGCAGATCGGCACGCACGCGCGTCCAGACGGCCTCGTCGAGCGCGAGGTAGACCTCCGCATCGGACGGCGCGAGCGTGCGCCCGAGCTGCGCGAAGGTCGCCTGCACGGCGGACAGACGGGTTTCGCGCAGCGATGCGGCAAGGGCCGCTTCGGCGGCTTCGGCGCGGGCGGACAGCGCGGCAAGCTGCGCGGTCAGATCGGCGATGGCCGGATCCGGCGTCGTCTCGGGTGTTGCGGGGTTGGGGTTCGACATCGTTGCCTCGTCGTCTGGGTTGGGTGCGCTCCACACGCGGGCGCTGGTCGCCGCGTCCACCCCGGTCGGGGTGAACGACAGCTCGCGAATCAGGGTATTGCGCAGGATCGAGAGCGGCCCGGTCAGGGCGCGGCCGTTGACCTGCACCGCGGCGCCGGGCTGGATCTCTTCGACCGAGCCGGGCTGCGCATGCACGGAGAGCTGCCAGGGAAAGCCTTCGTCGGCATCCGCGGCGAGCTGGGCCGCGTGCGCGTTGGTGAGCAGTTGCCCGGCGCTCACCAAGGCGCCCCCGGAGACCGAGAGCGCACAGACACCGACGCGCATGCCGCGATCGTGTTGGAGCAGGACCGGGCAGCGCTCGGGCAGACGCAGGGAGGCAAGATCGATCACGATCGGCGTCCAGCCGTCGGAGACCGCCTCGCCCGAGTAGGCGACACCCTCGAAGGTGCGCCGCGTATCGGGGGATGCCGCTGCGAAGGCCGGGGCCGGGGCCTCGAAGAAAAAGCCGGGTGGCGCGGGGGATTTTTTCATGCCGCGACCCTAGCGGATCGCGGCGCGGTTGTTCAGCGCACCAAGGTGCAAGAGGGGGTTTTGGGGGCGCGGTCGTCGGAACGAGCCGAACTAATAGCCGGATGAATTAGTTCATGGCTTCAAGCAATCGGTGTTGACCTGCGGGTCATGCTCCAGGGCCACGTCGAAGTCGACGCGAGCCTCGGCGCCGGGCTGCCGCGCCTGATCGTGCAGCCACTTCAGCTCGCGCACCAGGCCGCGCACCAGCTCCGGGCCGGGAAGACGCGTGCCGCAGTTGAAGCATTGCGACGGGGCGTCCTTGGCGCCGAGCGGAATGATGACCGCCGCACCGCAGTGCACACAGGTCAGGCGTACCGAGCGGATGGCGGAGACCGGGAGGATGGTGGTCGGCATGGTTGCGGGTCCGGGGTGCGTGGGCTATGCTGATGATGCTGAATTACCGGAAGGTCGGCTGTCGGCTCGCGCGGGAAACAGCAACAAAGGCGCATGACAGCAGTGCGCCTTTACTTTTTTTGGCCTGGCAGAATCAGCGGGTATTCGCGCTTGGTCTGAACATAATTCATGTTCGTGGATTGGTACCCTGACCATCCTTCCCAAACCACGCCACGTTCTTTGAAGACGGCGATGATGGCTGTTGTTTGCCGAGCGATGAGATACCAGCCGATCAAGTACAGCGTCTTGTCGTTGACGCTTCCAGTTGCGAGCCTCATCTCATCCGGGCGCAGGATCGTCTCCGCGATGTAGGGAACGTAAGGCGCCCGCCCCTCCTTCTTGATCTTCGTGAGCCCGGTCTTGTGGTCCGTGAACAGCAGCGACGAGACGGCCAATTGATGGCCGGTCGGCGCCTGGATCAGGGCCGTGCCGTTCCACTCCTCGCCGAACTCCTGCATGAAGCGCTCCAGATAGAACCGCTCGCTCTGTCCGGTCGGCAGCAGCGGCAGATCAAGCCGCCGCGGCTCTGGCATGGGCGCGTCGTGATCCAGAGCAGCGGCCAAGATATCCAGCTCACGATTCAGTTTCCCCTGGCACCACAGCTTACGCCCGCCGCGCTTGGACGCGAATTGGGTCGAGAGGCAGTCTTGCCGTTTGCGCTCGATCGCCTGTCTTAGCCCCTCCGTCGGCTCCGCACAAGGACTGTAATCCCACCCCTTGTCGGGCTGCGCATTCATCCGCGCGGCGAGCGCCTCGGGGTCCTGCATGCGCGTCATGTCGGCCGCGCGGAAGCGGTCGGCTTGGCGCTCGGACAGGGCGATGCGCCGACAGCGGCATTGGTAGCCCACCGGAGGCGTCCAGGCGGACCAGATCGGGTCGTCGTGGCGCGCGACCATGCCGTCCATCGCCGCGTGGCTTGGACGGGTCCGGGAGTCGTTGACGGCGTCGTAGAGGTACCAGGGGTGACTGGCGACGTTGCGCCCCTGCTGCTCGCAGCGCCCGCGCCCGTAGTGGCCTTGGATGTTGGTGCGGAAGATGTTCTCTATACGGTGCGCGGGCAGATCGAGCGCCTGCGTCGCGGCGCGTTTCTTCCAGGTGCCGAAGCTCTCGCCGTTGGCGGTCGCGTCGGACAGGGAGTTCATCACCGCCTGGAGCTGGTCGAGCTTGGCGAGCCCGGCGATGGAGAAGGCCATGGCGCGGGCGAGGCCCTGGAGCTCGCCGTAGTAGACCTCGGGGAGGACCACCTGGCGGGCACGCGCCCAGGCGATCGCCTCGGCGAACGGCAGCGGCGCGAAGGGATCAGCCATCGGCCGGGGTCTTCGCCGTCCACTGCGGGCAGCCTTTGCCCGCGTCGTGCTCGGGGCGTCGCAGCCGGCACTTGGGGCGTTGGCGGGCGCAGGCGTAGGTCAGGCGATGGCGGCAGGTCGAGCAGGGGCGGGGGGCGGTCATGCGGATGGGTCCATGTCGAGCAAATCCGTCGCGCAAGCGTCGCCGACCGGAAGGCATGCCGGGCTTAGCCAGATCCGTTCACGCGCGGCGTTGCTACGACCGATCCCGACGCCTTGCGATCCGTACCCGCCGCGCGCCTTCCACGGGATGCACGTCCAGGTCTTCGGCATCGCGTGCTCGCCGTCGTACCCGCATAAGGCGATGCGCAGTTTCGGGTTATGTCCGTTGGCCAGCGCCCATTCGCGCACCTGATGTGCGACGCTCTCGCTGTCGACGCGGTAGAGGTTGCTGCTCCGCCCGGCCGAATCCGCGTAGGGCGGATCAAGCAAGACGGCCGTCATGCCGTGCTTTTCCGTCACGGATTTGCCCGTGACGCGCGACCAATTCCCGCAGCACACGCGAACCCGTCTGAGCCGCTCGGATAAAGCCTCGAACCATTCTGCGATGCCCATCCCCGCGTCACTCAGGTGGGGGCGTTTGCGATTGATGCCCATCCCCGCGTTACCCAGGTGGGGGAGGTTGCGATTGATGCCCATCCCCGCGTTACCCAGGTGGGGGCGGTTGCGATTGATGCCCATCCCCGCGTCACTCAGGTGGGGGCGGTTGCGCTTGACGCCCCTCCCCGCGTTACCCAGGTGGGGGAGGTTGCGAACATCGGTCAATTTCCCGTCGATCGCATGCCAGGGGCCGTTTCCGCTGCACCAGCCCGAGCCGATCCAGGAGCAGATGCCCCACAGCCACCAGCCGGCGATCTTGGCGTCATAAAAGTCCGGGTCAGCCATCAAGCGCTCGGAGAGGCCATCGCGACGCTCGACGAGCCACAGGTGGCGCGCATGTTGATCGACCTCGTTGACCGGCCAATCCGCCCACTGCGCGGTTCCTGCGGGGTCTGCGCGGATCGCACGCCAGGCGTTGGCGATGAAGCCGTCCAGGTCGTTGACGGTCTCGGCCCCGGCGAAGGGTTGCGGGCGAGCCAGCAATACCGCGCCAGACCCGAAAAAGGGCTCGACATAGTTGCGCACGTCGCCGAAGGCGCGCCACAACAAGGGAGCCGCAAGGGACTTGCCGCCGAACCACGGGAACGGGGCTTTCATGTGCGCCGCATTTACCACCGGCTCAATCATGCCCTTCCCCCTCGGCCATGGAATAACGCGGCATGCGGATGCGCGCCCACACCGTGCAGCGCGTGCGCTCCTGAGCGTTGACACCCGGCGTGTAGTGCGGGCACTCGGCACAATCCTCCGGGACCTTGCGGTCGAGCTTGCACTCGGGCGGGTTGCGCTCGATCAGATGCCCGCAGGGGGCGGCTTGCAGACTCATACCGCATCCTCCGTGCCGATGCGACGCTCGGCGGTCACGTAGCCCAAGACATCCGCGCTGAACAGGCAGCGCTCCATCAGCTCCCGGAACTGCGCGGCATCGGACCCGGTATAGAGCGCGGCGAGGCGCTCGGCGAGATCCTCCGGGCTCTCGGCGTTGCGGATGGCGCGGGCGATCGCCGCGGCCGGGATCGGGCTTGCGGCCTGCGACAGGGCCGAATCGGTCAACTGCTCGACCAGCGCTTGATCCTGCGTGAAGCGTTGCGCCGGCTTGGCGGCCAGCTGCAGCGCCAGGGCGGGCGCGCCGGGCGGAGCGGTCGTCGGCGTCGTTGCCTCCAGGTGCTCGGGCTCCCAATCGTAGGCGTCGAGCCAGTATTGCAGGGTCGGTTTCACCCCCGCGGCGAGCATGGCCGGGACGACCTTCGCGTCGCGCTCCCCGCGCGCGGCCTCCAGGCCCTTGTCGTCCTGCAGCAGGAACGCGGGCGGATCCCCCGGCAATGCGTTGAGCCGCCACAGGGCATCGACCAGACGCTGTACCGTGCCGGTGACCATGCGGATATCCGCGCGGCGCTTGTCCTCGCGCACCGTCTCGTGCACCTTCGCCGCGGCGTAGCTGCCGGAGCTGCCGACCTGGCTGGTGAGGGTTTGCCCGAGGATGAGCTTCTGAATGCGCGCGACCAGCGCCTGGTCCATGCGCTCGAACTCGCCCGCGAGACCCTGGGTGACGGCTTGCAGCTCGTCGGTCTGCCCCACGCACACGACCGAGTCGAAGCCCATCCCGCGCAGCCCATCGTAGAGCTCCTGATAGCCGATGGATTTGCCGATCAGCAGCGGATCGCCGAAGCGCTCCACGAAGCGCATCCAGAAGCGCCAGCCGTTGTGGCGGAAGAACCAGGGCCAGTACAGGCGGCTGAGCAGCGCCTCGCCGTAGGGGTTGCGGTAGGTCGGCGAGCGCCGGGTGAGGAGGAATTTCGCAGCCGCGTCGACCGTCACCTCCATCCCGCCGTCCGGGGGCGTGAAGCGCAAGGTGCCGTCGCGCTGCGGGGCGAACCACTCGATGGGCTTCTCCTCCGCGCGGGCCAGGCCGATGCGCGGCCCGCGGCGATAGACCGCCTCCATGACCGAGTAGCCGTAGGGCAGCGCCGAGAAGGCCCCGCGCAGCAGGCCCTCCATGTGCGGCGCAAGCTCCGTCCACAGCCATTCGGCCGGCTCCGAGTCGTAGGGGTGCAGGCTCCACGGGGTGGCCACCAGGGCCTCGCGGCGGGTCTCCAATGCGGCGCTCACCTCGTCGTCGGTTTCGAGCTTACGCAGCTCGTGGCGCCCCAGGCCCTGCTGCGCGAGCACCAGGTCCGGATCGGGCAGGCGCGCGAGCAGCGCGACCACCTGCTCGACGGCGACATCGGCAAAGAGGCTTGCGGCTACGGGCATGGGTTCTGCTCCTGTTGCGCCCGCAGGGCGCGCACGTGTTTGTCGGTCACGCCGTGACGGGTGGCGACCTCGCCCACGGACAGGCCGCGGCGCAGGTCGTAGGCGATCGCCGCGCGGCGTTTGACGCGCTCCTGACTGGTGCGGCTGGGCACCCGCACGACGGATCCGGGCATGGCGTCGCACAGGCGCGCGGCGGCACCGTGCCCGATGGCGAGCACCAGGCGCGAGCCGGGGGCGGGAATCGTCGGGATGTAGATCATGGTGCCGCCGAGGCGCTCGGCCAGCGCCGCCGTCGCCGCGGGGCCGATCAGCTCGGCCAGGGTATCGAGCGCGGTCTCTTCGGCCATCAGGTCACCGCTCTGGAGAGGTGGCCGGCGACGCCGGAGGGGGCGCCGATGGCCGCAAAGGCATAGGCCGCGGCATCCGCGCCGTCGTCGTGCTGCCCGCTCGGAAAGCTCAGCAGCTCCTCGCGGAACCACGCCGGCACGCGCGCCGGGTCCTGGCGCACCTGATGTTGCTCGAAGCGGGTCAAGAGCGGCATGAAGCGGGTGAGCTTGTCGCGATCCGGGCGCACCCCGCGCACCGGCAGCGCCGTCGTTCGCGTGAGCTCCTGCACCACGGCCGCCTGGTACTGCGTCTGCTCGATGGCGACCACGCTCGGGGTCCAGCGCGCGGCGGCGGCCTTGATGCGCTCGAGCACCTCGGCGAAGCCCACGCGGTGGCGCTCGGCCTCGCGCACGTAGACGATGCCCGTGCGCGGATCGCGGCTCATGGCGACGATGGCGGTGAAGTCCGCGCCCTGCTTCTCGCTGATGGCGAGATCCACGCCGAGGGCCACCGGCAGACCGTGCGGGGCAGCCCCGTCGAGGAGCATGTCGGGCTTGATCAGGCCCGCGCCGAAGGTCACGAACTGCGCCAGGACCTCTTGCGCGAACACCAGCTCGGGCATCGTCGCGCGTTGCTCGTCCATCCAGCCCGCGGGCAGATACGGGTTATCCGTGCTCGGGGCGGTATGGCTCACCCAGTCGGGGTCGGTGCGTGCCTTCCGGTGCAATTCGGCGAAATAGTTGATGCCGTTCGGGGTCGAGATGAAAAAGGCGTCGCCGTTGAGATCCGCGAGCGTCCAGAGGATCGTCATCTCCCACGCATCTTGCAGGTGTCGCGCGTGGGCGGCCTCGTCGATGACGACGCGGGCGTAGTGATTGCCCCGCCCGCACTTCATCGGGTTCTCGAGCGTCCAGAAGTCGATGCGCCCGCCGTTGCGGAACTGGATCACCGGGCGTGGTTGGCTGGTGGCCTTGGTGATGACCGGGGCGTATTGCGCGGCGATGTCCTGAAACACCCGCGCGAAGTAGGCATCGTTCGGGGCGTACCAGGCCGTTGGCAGGCCGGTCCTCCCGTAGCCGTCCGCACCCGCAAGCGCCCCGCCCTTGCGGTTGATCAGGATCTCGATCAGCAGGTGCGTCTTGCCCCAACGACGCCCCATGCAGGCGACGTTGCGCTTGCGCATGGCCCGCAGGATCGCGCGCTGGCCGTCGTGCGGGGTGAAATCGGGGAGGGTGAGGCTAGGCATTGTCTATACAAAAAACCTTGACGCTCTTACTTATCGTATATACAATATGCGCATGATCACGTATGACGAAACCAAACGGCGCGCCAACCTGAGCAAGCATGGAATCGACCTGGCCGACCTCGAAAGCGCCTTTGATTTCTTGATGATGACCGACGAAGACAACCGCCTTGACTACGGAGAGCAACGCTTGAAAAGCCTGGCTCAATTCAATGGCCGGGTGGTCGTCCTGATCTGGACCGAACGCGAGACCACCGCTCATCTGATTTCCTGCCGATATGCCGACAAACATGAAACACAGCGCTACCTTGACGCCTTTTGATCCAACGGCGGCACTCGCCGCCGCACCTGACGCCCCGGCGCCTGACGACGAGAATCCGCCCACCACGGCGGCCGATTGGGAGCGCTCCGTGGTCACCCATGGCGGCGGCGTGGCGCAAACCCTGGCCGACCTGCGACGCGGGCGCGGCCCCCAGAAAGACGCGACGAAGATTCCGACGGCGCTACGTCTTTCGCCCGAGGTCATCGCCTTTTTCAAGGCCGGGGGAAAGGGCTGGCAAACGCGGGTCAACGACGTGCTGAAGGAGTACGTGCGCGGACACTCCTGACCCGCGGGCCGCTCATGGTGCGTGCGTTTTTGGCGTAGGGAATCAGCGCCGCGATGTTGACCTGCTCCACCTTCACGCCTCGGCCCTCCGCGGGTTGCGAATCACGATGTCTTCATCGGCCTTCAGATCCAGGCCCCAGGCCGCGCGCTCGCCGTCCTGCTTGATGCTCAGGGTCCGCATGTTCGCCAGGGCGGTATCGGCGGCGAGCTTGGCAATCGACCAGGCGTTCTTATCCCCCGCCTTGTGCGCCTCCTTCATCGCCAAGAGCGCGACCTTGCGGAAGGACTCCAGCTCGGCCCATTCGGTGCGCAGCCGGGCCAGCACGTCGGCCCGGACGGACTCGGATTCGTCGCGGCTGGCGCGCTCTTCGGCGTTGATCGGGCGTTGAGTTGATCCGCCCTCGGCGTTGACTTTCGCATCGGCCCGGCGTTGGGCGTTTTCGTTGATCGAGCCGATTTGGCCGGTCTTGGACCAGCCCTCGCGCTTGGCAATGCGGGAGATTTGAGACTTATCGACGCCGTGCTTTTGGGCCAGCCCGTGAAAGCTCGCCGTCGGCTCGCCTTCCCATTCAAGCCGGATCGCGGCCCACTGGTCCGCGCTCAGCCGCGGCATAACCCCCCCCTCACGGCACCAACCCCGCCACCCAGCCCGCGATCGCCTGCAGCGGCGTGATCCCGGTCGCCTGGTAATGCAACGCAGAGAGCACGGCGAGCGAGCCGCCGAGCAGCACCCACAGGCTCATCTGTCCGCGCATGCGCTTGTGATGCTGCTCCGCGGAGGTGATCCCGTGGTCGGTGAACGCCTTCGCCAGCGAATCGATCCCGCCGCGCACGTAATGCACGCCGTCGACCAGCGCGCCGACCTTGGCGTCGAGCGAGTCGAGCCGGATCGTCAAGGCATGGGTCTCGCGCGTCTGCGTCTCCACCATGCCCTCCAGGCGGGTGAGCCGACGACTGGAATCGTCGGCCTGAAGATGCAGGCGGGTGATGCGGTCGTCGTGGCTGCGCTGTTCGCGGGTCATGTCGTCGACCTGTCCGCGCATGCGTACCAGCTCAGGCAGCACGGTCGTGGACCCAATCAGGCACGTCGACTGTGCCGCGGGAATCGAATCGGCCTCGCTCACGACTCATGCCCGCAGCCGTGCGACGGCCGTTTCGATGGCCCAGCGCAGCAGATGCCCCGGGACGGCGGACGCGTGCGCGTCGAGCGCCGATCCGGGGTCCGTCAGGTCGGCCCAAACGTGCCGAAATTTCTCCTCGCCAGGCAGATCCATCTCGTCCGCCGCCCGCACCAGGCGCTCGATGCGGGCCAGAACGGATGGCGAAATACGCCGTGCGGCGCTCGCGTAGACCGCCTCGAGGATGGCCGCGAAGTCCAGGCGGGCGAGCAGGGACAGGGCGGCATTGATCAAGATCTTTTGCATGTGCGCTCCATCAGTGGAACCGACACCGGATACCCGGCATCGGCGGGTCAATATTCGCTGTCGAACGGGCCTCGACGACGTCCTGAATCAGCTTCGGCACGCCCTCCAGCGTCGGGCGGCACCGGCTCGCGGCGCAGCCCTGGAAGACGCAAATCATGGCCGCCAAAGCGAGCCAGCAGAGTCGGGTCGATCGGCGCCTTGCGCCGGATCGTGCCGATCCACGCGAGGAATCCGCCGAGCAAGGTGACGGCGGCGGGGAGCAGCTCTTTTGCGGATTCGGCATCGAACTCCCATCCTGCCAACCCGGCAGCCGCACCGGCGATCGTGACCGCCGCACCGAGCAGCGCAGAGGAGGCATACCACGGCTTGGCCGGGGTCGGCACGAGCGCCGGCTCGCGCGGGCGCGCGTCCAGGTACGCCCGGTAGGCCCGTTCGGTACGCGGGCCATAGATGCCGTCGATCGGTCCGGGCGCATAGCCCAGCTCGGTCAGCTCGGTCTGCAGGTCCAGAACCTCCGATGCGGTCATGGCTGCCACTCCAGGATGGTGCGGGTATTGGTCGGCGGTGCGAGCTGCGGACGCGCCTTGTAGTCGATCGCGCGGACAGCCGGCGCGCTGTCTTTGGCTGGACTGATCGCCGTTGCGATCAGCCGGACCGTATAGGCCCCGAACGGCTTGCCGGCGAGCACGGTATCGACGATCTTGATTTGCCGCGCATCCTTGGCGATCGCCGTACTGCCGGCGATGCCCTCCACGGTGAGCGCAAACCCGCCGTGGTTGGGTACCGCGGCGGGGTAATCCCAGGCAAAGCCCCCGCCTTCGTAGGCCGGGACGGTCTGCGCCGCGGCCTTGGACGCCCACGGCAGCATCAGCGCGCCGCCGCACACCAGGGCGATCATGGCGAGGAGGTTAAGTCGGTCGTTCATCGGCTCTCCCGTTCGATTCATTGCGCAGCCCTCAAGGCCCCCTCGAAGCCCCGCGCATACTCCGCGATCAGTGCCGCGCGATCGGTCCCGTTGATGATGCGGCGCGCGCCGATGTAGTCGGCCTTGCGCCCGAGGATGTAGTGGGACAAGCGCCGGCCGGTAAACCAGCCCTCGCGCATGCCGGCGGAGAGGATCCGATAGGCGATGGCCGGATCCATCGCCAGGTCGTAGTTTCGGATCAGGGCGCCTCCCAGCCCCAGCTCGCGGTCGGCACGCTCGTAGTTGGTGCCCCAGGTGAGCTGCACGTAACCGCGCCCGTAGGGGATCTGTCCGCCGTGCGGGCCGGGCTTGCCGTAGCGCTTGCCGCGCCCGCGTCCGTACTCGCGGATCGGGCGCATCGTCTTGTCGGTCTCGTGCCAGGCGGTGGCGAGCATGTAGGCCGCGTGCCGGAGGTCCGTCAGCTCGGCGTCCGCCTCCAGGTCCCCGAGCAGCGACTCGATGGCCTGCACCTGCGCCTGATCCAGGCGCCCGAACGCCTTGCGGTGGGCGGAGAAGTAGCGGGTGCGGTCCAGGGCGGTCATGCGGGCAATCCTGCCGCGGGCGCGCTCGTCGATCCACAAACCGGCGTTACCGCAAACAGGTCCGCCTGGACCTCGCGCGCATGCAGCGCACGGTGGAACGCCAGCACCCGATAGGCATGCACCATCGAGATCCGCTCGCGCTTGGCGATGGCGCGCACCCCGCGCGGGCCGTCCACGCTGCCGTCCCAGTCGGCCCACATCGCCGCGTTGCGCAGCAGCCGATCCAGCGCATCGCACTTAGGGATGTAGAGGGTCGAGCCGCCGAACTCGCGCGCGATCCGGGCCATCAGGCGCCCCGCCAGGCGCCGCGCGTGCGCCGGTCCCAGCTCCCGCGTCAGCTCCTCGGCCAGCGTCTCGGTGATCTCCCCCATCTGGCGCGGCCAGACCTGCGCATCGCCCGCCAGGTGCTCGGCGGCATCCAGGGCGTCTCGGTGCATGGCCTCCCTCACGTGTGCAGATACTCCAGGATCAGATCGCGCGCGGCCTCCCAGCCGGTGCAGACTTCCGCGCGATAGCCTGCGGCGCGAAACAGCTTGATCCACGTCGCCTGTTCCCGGGTGAGGCGCCCGCCCTTGGCCTTGAGCTCGATGCGTAGCCCGTGCCATGGGCCGCGCGCGACGGGCAGATCCAGATCCGGCACGCCGCGCTTCACTCCTTCAGCCTTCATGGCGACCGCCACGGCCTTGAACCGATGGCCGCCGTTCGGCACGGCATGCAGCAGCCGCAGCGCCGGCCAGCGCCGTTCGTGCAGCGCCGCCCAGCGCATCAGGGTGACTTGCTCCACGTGCTCGGAGGTGCGCACGACCGGATTGCGGCGTTTGCGCCGGCCGTCGAGCAGGTCGAGCTGGACGGGGCGATTTGCGGCCTTCTGAGGCGTCGCGGTGCCGACCCCTGCCGAGGGTAGCGCCTCGGGTGCGGCGCACGCTCCACGGGCCGAATAGACGGCTCTCGTCTCACTCATCGGGCGTCGGCTCGCTCAAGTCGTCGTCGGCGGCTTTCCAGCGGCGATACTCGTCACGCCGCGTCGTCACTTTCAGCACTCCGCTTCAGCGCCTCGAACCTCGCGAGCTCGGACCGCTTGCGCGCCGCGAAGGCGTCGCGCCTGTCCGGCTCGGGTGGGACATCGACGTGGCCCACGAGAATCTCGCGCACCTCGGCCAGGCGGGCCTTGACCGTTGCGTCGGGATCGCGGATCGGCACGACATTGCCCGTGAGCAGACCCGCGACGGCCGCGCCGATACCTTCCGGCTTGGGCGCCGGAAGGTAGTCGCGCACCGCCTCGTGCGTCAGCCAGCCGGCTGAGACGGCGCGCTCGGCAGCGTGCTCGCGCTTCTCCCGATCCCAGCCCACGGAGAGCCGCCACGTCACCGGCTGCCCGCCCGACATGGCGCGCTCGTAGGCACCGCGGAAGGCCATGCGCGCCCCGATCTTGTCGCCCGCTTCGAAGACCGGCAGCGCCGCGGCACGTCCCACGTCGATCGCCTCGTTCGTCACCACGGTGTCGGACTCGTCGAAGGATTGCAGGCACAGTGCCCACGCCTCGTCTGCGGACAATCGCGCGCTGCCCGGCGTTGCCGGCAGGCAGCCGATCACCGCCGCCGGCGTCGGCGGATACCGCCCCTGCTCCGGGTCCTGGATGTAGCGCGAGAAGGCCGCGCGGACCTCCGGCAGCGGATGGCGCTCGAAGGCGCTCCACCACAACCCGAGCGCGGCCGGCGTGGCTTGGCGCCCGTAGAGCTCCAGCACGCCCGCCAGCATCTGGCTGAACTCGCGTTTCTCGTCATGCGTCACGGCAGAATTCCCCCTCCAAAACGTGCCCGTCGGTGGCCGCGGATTCGCTCAGCCACAGCTCCACGGCATCGCGGTTGCGCTCGGCCAGCGTCGAACGGGCGGATTTGCACGATCCCGCCGACGGCGGCCTTTCGCGGCGCACCCAATTGCGCCAGGTCGCCAGCCAGTCGGACTTGACGCCGACCCGTCCGGGCTGGGCTCGCCAGTAGTCGGCGAAGAGATCCCACGTCCTGTCGGCGTCCAGGTCCGGGCGTTCCTGCTCGGCCCAGGCACGCCAGTCCGCGGGCAAAGCCGAGAGAGTCAGGCGGGCGCCGCTAGGCGCACGCTCGCCGACGCTTCGGGCCTGCGGAGGCGCGCGCACTCTCTCTGCTTTTTCCTCTCCTCTCCTTTCCTCTCCCTTCCTTTCCAGCGCTGAGTCCTCCGTGAGCCCTCCATGAGCGCTCAGTGAGTCACTGTCTTTCAGCTCGGAATCGGCATCGGAAACCACCTCGGCGGCCGGCGAATGCGCCGGAGACATGCGCGCCGCGTCACTGGCCGTCGAATGCAACGGTCCTCGCAGTGACGCATCATCGGTTGCCGCGCCATCCGCGGAGGGTAGCGGCGTCAGGCGCGGCGGCTCCGGGAAGTTGGATGGCGATGGACGGTTGATGACTTGGTGTTTCCAGCCGGTGACGGACCACCAGCGACTCCCGTTTGACTCGAACTCCTCGACCAGTCCCTGGTCGATCATCTCGGCGACGAAACCCTTGATATCCTCGGTGCGAAAATCATCCGCCGGCAGCACCTTCGCCTTGAGCGACTTGACGGCCGCCGGCATCACGCCTCGGTCGTCGCAGAAGTTCCACATCCCGATAAACAGCAAGCGCGCAATCGGCGACAGCTCGATCACCTGCTCGCTGGTCCAAAACTCCGGCTTGATGGTGCGGATGCGCGCCATCTAGGCAGCCGCTCTCTTCGCGGCGTCGCGCCATACCGCCCTAACCGCCTCCTTGAGCTGCGCCCCGGCGCTCTTGCCGTGACGCTTCTCCCAGCCCTCCACCCGCGCCCGCCGCTGCGTGAGCGACGGCAATGCCGCGATCTCGCGCGCCAGGCACGCGATGAGATAGGCGCGGGTATAGGTCGGGCCCGGGTCGTTCGGGCAGCAGCGCTCGCAGCGGCAGGCGCTCACCCCCGCACCTCCCGCGCAACGGCATCCAGCCGATACGCCAGCTCCGAGACATCCCGTGCGAGCACGATCAGCCGATAGGCATCCGAATAGCCCTGCGGCTGCGCGTCGATGCGTGTGGCCGCGGCGCACAGGCGCGGTTGGAGCGCCGTGTGCGTCATTGCAGCAACCCCAGCCCGAGCCCGCAGAGAAAGCAGCCGACCCCGATCAGCACCACGCGTCTGCGCGACTCCGTGACCCCGATCAGATAGGCGTGGATCAGTAGCGCGATCCAGAGCGGTACGGCGATCCAGCACGGCGCACTCATCGCCCGTCCCGCCGCGCACCCGCCGCGGGCATAGCCGATTGCGGATCGTGTTCTAAGCTCTCTTCAAGCGCTTGGCAGATCAGCCGGCGCACGAACCCCGAGATCGGCCGCTCGTCGGCGCGGGCCAGGCGCACCAGGCCGGCGTACTGCTCTGAGGTCAGCCAAACGCGGATGTCGTGGTCGAGCTCGTGCATGCATGCCTCGGCAAGAGAAAGCCCCGGCGCAAGCCGGGGAAGATCCGGAGGAAGCCCGATACTCGGCGCGTCGGAGCAGCGCGCGGAAAAGGGGAGCCGGTTGCCCGGCTCGATACCGCATCACCCGCCTGGAGAACGGCCGAAGCCGCAAAGAGGTCCGCAGGCTGCGGCTGCCGGTGTTGAGCCACCGCCGGCTGGGCTGGACACGACGCACG